TGAAATGTTCCCATTTATTTTCTCCCTTACTCGGTTGTTATCTTTAAGGATAGTTTGCCATCACGGACTGACACTCCTTGCACAATTTCACCTGTGTCTGCCCAAATAACTTTTTCACCATCCACGACCACATTCTTTTTGAACTCAGCCAAATCAACATCTTCTTTGGTTTTAATAATTTCGGTTTTAGAATTTGCTTTAGCCCAACTCAAAAGGCTTTCTTTGTCCTCAATGATTGGGGCATCGTTTCCTTGGCGTGTAGAAATCACACCATTTGGTAAGGAAATAGTTTTCCTGTCCTTTTTTCTTTCCTCAATTGCATAGGCAATTAAGTGTTGTTCAAAGAACTCTTGTTTAAGGGCAATCTGTTTATTAGATTTATCTAACCAGTCTTGGATACGATTGCGTTCTTTCTCAGCCAACTGCTCGTTGAGTTTTATGCGCTCTTCATAGGCGCGATATTTGCGTAATGCCCAATCTGCTTTGAAATCATCTGTGACCTTAAAACCATCGGAATGATTGGACTCTTCTTCAGGTAGGTCGTAATCTATTAGTTCTCCCATGAGGAATAATATACAACAAGGGTTTAGGAATCACAACATTAGGGTAAGTGTGTCACAATTAGGTGAACTCTAGCCCTATATTCTCCCTTGGGGCAAGTGAGTAAAATAGGGGAATTTTCCACCAAGATTCCCCTATTCCCTACTTCTTAGAAATAGTTTCCTGAATCTCTTTTTGAGTAATCTCAATAACATCAAGTCGTTTACCTAATTTGTCCATTTTGGTTTCAAGGCGCACAACAACATCTTTCAAAGACTTACCAGAATTACGGCTCAACTCACCATCAAGAACATTAAGTCTTGCCATAACACTTGGAACAGCATCCCTACCATCATCAGCAGGTTCACCTTCCCAATCCCTACGAAACTTGTTAACCCAACTCAAAAAGCCTTTAATTGCCCTCATCGGTTTTGATAGCACTTTGATAGCAATTACCACAACAACGATAATCGCACTCAAGATTCCCACAATCTCTACCTGCAAATCCCCAAGGCTCAGCGTTGTACTCATTCTTCTTTGTTCCTAAAATCGTGCGTAACAATGTAAATAATTGTAGTGACAAGAATAGTCCATCCTGTGATTTCTTTAGCAGTTCCCTCAAGGACAAGCCAAGCAATAAATAAACCAACTAAAGTGAAAGTCTCATTTAGAAAGGCGCGTAAAAACTTCATTTAATTCGAACTCCTGTGCTTCGCATTGCAGTACCAATTGATACTGAACTGGCTATTTGGGTGATAATGATTGCGCTGACAACAACACTTTGTGCTTCTTCACGAACTTCAGGTGACATATCATCACCAATATTTAGAAAAGCCCCAACTGATTCGTCAGCGATAGCAAACACTTCCCCTGCAATTTCGGAGGCGAACTCAAAAGTTTGAGCAACAGCATCCCCGAATACAGCAAGAACTATTTCTGTACTATCCAATAATCCCACATTTTCTTCAACTGGTGTAGCATTTTCATCATCAGTTTGTATTTCTTCGATGGGAGTTTCAATTGTCTCTTGTTCTATTATTTGCTCAACTATCTCTGGTTCTAGCGTTGCTATCTGTATCGGCTCTGGCGTTGGTAATGTCTCTGGAATTACCTCAACAGAAATCGCTTCGTCATTTGAGTTATCTGTTAATGGTTCTTGGGTTGGTAATGGCGTTGGTTCTTGTGATGGGGTTGGTATAGGTGAACTGGTCTCAGTGGGTGTTGGTTCTGGGGTTGGGGTTGGCGTTACTGTTTCTGTTGGCGTAGGACTTGGTTCAATCGTTGGTGTTGGTTCAACTGTTGGCGTTGGTGTTGGAGTTGGGGTAGGACTTGAGAGCATCAAATTTGTTTGCAATAAATATGAACCAGTGGGTGATTGGTTACAACACATGTAAGCAAATGATGTTGCACGAATAAAGTATTCACCAGCCGTTAAAGGCATACGAATAATAGATGCTAAAACATTTGTGGCACTATGCAAACCATCATCATCTGCACGAAGTTTATTTACACCTTGCCAAACTTCAATCCAAGAATCTATAAACGCTGTATTAGTTTGTGGAGTGCCACTGACAGTATTTATAGTCGCATCAACAGGTTCAATAATAGTGATAGGAACATCAATATAAGGCGTTGTGCTGTCAAGATTTATTACTACATCTTCAGCAACTGCAAAAGGAGAAAGATGAACTCCTAATGCAAAAACAAGACCGACAATACTAACGACCCTAAGCAAAAGCCTAGAAATCATTTAAGTGTTACTTGCCACCTTGTTCTTTGGTTTTTCCTGCACGCTTGAACACTGCATCAACTTCGTCTTGTGTAAGTTTGCCATCATCCAAGTAAGCAGCAGCGAGCGAAGTAATTACCTTGGACACTGCAAGCGCCCCAGCAATAATTGCCGAATTTAGAGGAGCGATTCCAACGAAACTTCCTGCACCAATTGCAGGTAACGCTGTCATCAAAAATAGTGCAAACGAACGAGTGACAACATCTAAACTAACTTTGTATGTCATTTTTCCTACTTATTTTTTAGGTTTGGCTTTAACCTCAGTTACAGCCTTTTTTGGTTTATCGGTTTTTGGAGTCGCAACTCCTGCTTTGTAAACAACTGCTGGGTCTTCAATGAAAGGACATGAAACATCATTACCGTAACGGAATGGTGCAATGCGAGTTTCAAGGTGAAGATGTGGACCTGTTGAATTTCCTGTATTGCCTGAAAGCGCAATTGTTTGACCCACTTTAACTGCTTGTCTGGCTTTAACTTTTGATTCTTGTAAATGGCAGTAAAGAATATGATAAGTAACTCCATCTTTAACACATTTAAGTTTCACAACATTGCCATAAGATTTATCAACCATGACGGCTTCAACAATGCCATCAGCAACTGCCAACATTGGTGTTCCAACTGGCATACCATAATCGATGCCTGTATGACGACCTGCTTTGTATCTTGTGTTTGGTTTACCCCAAGGTTGGGTAACTCTAGGTTTTTCTACTGGGTTAGGCATTATTCCTCCATTGAGCGAACTTTGCCGAATTCTCCATCATTAGGGTTTAATGCGCGAAGAATCACTGGAAGAACTGAGGCTAATCCAGCGTTAACATAAAGTTTTGCGTTATCAAGAGTTAAAGATGCGATGTCTGCACCATCAGCCAAAAATAAGGCTAAAGATGTTGCAAGGAAAACGCGAAGATACTCTTGTATTATTGATTTAGTTTTTGAACTCATTAGATTATTCTACCTCTTCCCATTCTACTTCATTTTCATTCCAAAAATAATTTTTTCCATCAGTAGGATACAAAATTGGTGCTTTCCAAATACAAGTTTCTTCATTTAGAATCCAAGATTCAAAAGGTTTTGGTGCATAAAAAGCATTACGAACTTCATCATAAATATAACCAACACCTGCATAATTTTTTCTATAATTTCCATTATATGAAGTTCTTTTACAAACTTGATTTCTAAGAGTGCCATAAAAAGTTTCCCAAGCCTCAGATGAACCACCAACTTCTGTTCCATCTAAATCAATTTGTGTAATATTTTCATCAACACCTGTTATGACTTCCGTAACAATATTGTTTTCATCTAAAAAAGCGTAATAAGCCATTATGAGAATGTCACCTGTCCTGTTCCTGCTGTAAATGTTACAACTCTAAAACCATCGGCTGTGGCTGTTGATGAAGTCAATCCACCACCGACAGAAATACTAAAAGTTGAAGGAAATTTAATTATTACAACACCAGAACCACCGTTTCCTCCACTGCTATTAGTTCCTCTTGTTCCACCACCACCACCACCAGTGTTTACAGAACCTGCTCCTCCACCACTCGTAGCAGCGTTACCACCACCACCGTTTCCACCTGTTCCGTTTGATACTGAAGTATTACCTGCTCCACCACCTCCACCACCACGAAATACTGATAAACCAGAAATTGTACTTGCTAAACCAACACCACCCAAAGAACCATTATCGGGGCTTACAGCACCACTTTGACCAACAGCACCAGCACCTCCACCACCACCACCGTTACCACCAGCAGCAGCAGAACCTAAACCACCATCATTACCCTGACCTACTGTTCCAGCACCACCAGCCTTATTGCCTCCTTGACCACCGTTACCACCACCACCACCAGAACCACCACCAGCACCAACTAAACCAACTTGACCAGAACAACCACCACCACCTCCACCACCAGTAGTTGTGATGACATTAAAAACAGAACTTACACCACTAGAACCAGTAGAACCAGCCCCTCCACCATTACCTCCACCACCGACAGTAACTGTGTAAGAACCAAGAGCAGTTTGAGTTGTTCCACTTAAATATCCACCAGCACCACCACCACCTCCACCACCGGTAGGAGTAGCGTAACCACCTCCACCACCACCACCGGCAATTACTAAATATTCAATCGCTAAAACACTAAATTGATTAAACCTGTTTCCTTTTTGCTTATTAGAAATTACAGATGTACTTGCTTTGGTAACAGCCATGTTATGCCGTTATTTCTGCGCCAAAAGCCTGAAAAGTTAAATTTGTGTTTGATGCCATACAAGAAATTTGGTCGCTGGCATTCAAAGTAATACCGAGAGTTAAAGCAATTGTGTCATTTGCTGGAACTGATGAATCAAAAGCCAAATAATTAGCATTAGCAGTCGCTGTTCCATCAATTCTTGTGTTGATACGATAGGTAGCAGCAGCAGTGCCACGGTTACAAATGATAAAAGTTGAAACAACTGTTTCAGTGTCAGCAGGGACAGTGTAAAAAGCAGTGTCGGCTGTTGCGCTCGTTGCTTGAGCAAGAATCTTATAGTTAGTTGGCATTATATTATGTCGCTCCTTATGCGCCCATTAGTAAAAATGATGTGAAGTCTCCACCACCACCACCAGAAGTGAAAGCAACCCAGTCTGCACCATCATAAGTATATAGGGTGGAATCAGCAGTTAGGTACGCAAACATTCCTTGACTTGGGGAAGGGATAGCACTTGTGCGTGCAGCAGTCCCAGCAAAAACCATAATTGTTTGGTCTTGCAAATAGCCTTGAACTTGCGCTGCTGTTAAAACATCACCAGCAACGAATACTTTACGACCTAAACCAGCCACTTATCAAACCTTCCTAGTCAATGCTTCCCATTATAGGGGCAAAAAGTGCTATTCGATACCAATAACGACTTTGGCTTCTGCTTCTGTTAAACCAAGTGCTTTAAGTTTTGTTATAGCAGAATCAAGTTTTGTTTGGCGTTGTGTTTTAGCCAACTCTTCAGCCTCAACTCGTGCATCATTTTCTGCTTTTCTTTGTGCAATTTCGGCATCAGTTGGTTCTTCTAAATAAACTGGGACAACAGAACCTTCAGGGGTTATATCAACAGGTGGTTTAGGCATTAAAAATCAACTCTCTGTCAGCAATAAAGGCTTCTTTATCTGCACCTTTTAATTCAATAACTTGGTCATCTATTCCGACCATAATTTTTTCTGTTGCCATATTCATCACTCCTATTTATTAAATCCGTATGTTGATATTGAGCCAGTAATGGAATTTGTTGCAGGGGTAATTGTAAATCCTGTATAAGAAGTTGTGGTATTTAAACCTCTTCCATAAGAGGTAAAATCTATTCCTGAACCACTTGCAGCAGTTGTTAAAGATGATTGAGCAGTTGTAACAATTGTTTTAAAAGGATTGTAAAGATAAAACATTCCTAAATTTTGTACAGCAGTTTCAATACGAAATGCTTCATTCCAACTTGTAGCAGAACTTGTTCTTGCTGCACTAACGCTTGACCCACCTGCAAAAATTGATTGAGTAAAATACTGAGAAGCAGATTCATCAGAACCAGCAACCCTTAATCTCATAGTAAGAAAACCAGCGTCACCTAACACTCCATTTAACACAATTACATAATTATCATAAGTTGCACTAAACACATCATTAACAGATACACTTGTTGCCGTTCCAAAAGTAATTGTTCCTGTTGCACTTACTGAGCCTGTGGCAGCAGTACCACCAACGGTCACCGAAGATGGAACAAGAAGAGTTAAACCTTGCGCTGTGCTCACCGAAGCAAATGCTGCACCACCTGCACCATCAGCACGCAAAAAAGTATCAATCGGTGCTGTACCAGAACTTAAACCTGACACACCAAGAAGTGAATACGCTGTTGTCCCACCTGATGTGTTAACAAGGGCGTAACCTGCTGTTGCTGAACCTGCTGTGGAAGAACCAACACCAACTTTGGCTTCAATGGCTTCGACAGCATCGTTAATATCTGAATGTTGAACTGAATGGGATGGGGAGTCAAGGGTGTTACCCGAATTAGGGTTAGTGAAAGTATCTAAACTTGTGGGAAAATTTGTTGCCATTTTAACCTAACCTATTTCCTTCTTCAACTTCTCCATCATACTCTATATTAGCATCGTAACTAATACCTGTGAGTGGAATTGTTCCATTAAACGGAATATTAGCATCATAAGTTGTTCCATCATCGTTGTAAGTTTCTTCCGAAGCCCCACCATACTTGTCTTGAGTTCCACCCAGTGTTCCAAAAATTGGGTCATCGAGAACGAATGGTGCATAATCGAGGGTACGGAAACGAAACTCCATTTTGTGCCTCTTGGAATCAACCGAATGCTTAATACCAATGATTTGGGCATACCTGTCAATAACAGCACCAATATTGTTTGGTTGGAATTTGATTCTTGCCACATTTGTCAACTCAGAACCTAAAAGTTGTGCCTGTTGATTAGATGGCAAATCGGTGATGTCTACAAGTATTCGTTCAAAACGATACTCAGGCTCATCGTACCTGTTCAGCAAAGTCACAACAGCAATCGCTGCCTCAGTGACATCGGCTAAAAATTTATCTCTGCTTAAAGTAAGAATCCCATAGGCTGTTTGAGAGTTTATAGAATCTCCGGTGACAATGAAATCTTGAATATTTGTTATTTCAACTCTGTTATACAAAAGTTCTGAACCATACACAACCTCAATCTCTGTGAAAGGGACACCATCGCCCTCGGAAGAAAAAGTGATTAGAGTTAAAGTTGAAGGACCTGTTAAACCATCTTGTAAAGTTGCTTTACCATCAGAACCAATAAAAAAGTTTCCATCTTCGGTGTAAGCAATGTTTTGTAAATACTCTAAAGCGTTTGTGCTAGTGGCAACTGTGCCAGCGAGTAAAGGCACATGTCCAGCACTAATATCTCTTTCGGATGCTGACCAAGCAACTTCGGGAAGATTCAGAATTCTTTCCATACGAGGACCGGGTAATTCAACTGGTACAGCCAACTCATCAATGTATTGTTGGGATAGCAAAGTAAATCCGTCAATACCATTAGCGATAGAAAGATTATTACCAGCCAAATCGTACTGAAGATTCCAGTCATCAACATAACCTAAATAAACAGCAGAACCATTCGCTGTTATACGAATCTGGCGAAAAGGAATAAGTTGTTCAGAAAAAGGACTAGCAGGATTCAATGGGTCAAAAAGTCTTGTGTCATTATTTAACGCAATAGATGCAACACCTGCTGTTGCCCTATCCAACTCACGAGAAATACCACGAGAAACAGAAGCCCCAGCAACATACTCGGTGACATCAAAAAATTGTAAACCACCAAGAGGGAACTCAGTGTTATCTAAAACACCCGATGTTGGGTCATCAAGAGTGAAAAACGGAATAAGGTCAGCATTTTCGTCAACTTCTAACTCAACCTTTAATGTTGGTTTTGCCATCTCGGTTAAGCCTTAGCGAATACTGGACCAGATGAGCGTTCAAACTTCTTAATAGCCTCAACAATTTGTTTACCAACTTCTTGACCATTCGTTCCAATACCTGCGTTAACAGTAATGTTGTAAACAGCACCACCACCCATTCCACCTGCTTTATTCAATGGGATGACAGCCTCCGGACCTTTTTCACCAATCATGGCGAGCGTAGGTCGGTTAACAATTCCTCCCTGAGCAAGTTTAGGAATACCAGTGGCTCTTGGACCAATTGGAGTCAAATATTGTTGAACTGCTTTAGCAGCAGAAGAAGATACTGAAATGCGACTGCTACCACTACCCATAATATTTTTAGAAGTTACCCCCGGGAATAATGGATTGATTGGTCTAGCAGCAATGGCTTCTTGAATTTGTTTATTAGATAAAGTTAAACTCTTAGGGTCAAATGCTGAAACAACTTTCTTATTATCGGCTTTTATTAAATCTCCTCCTGCGCCACCTCCTCCACCACCACTCGCTGTATCAGAAAGAAGTTGTTCTGTTCTGGCTTTCTCTGCAAGCAGGTTTGCCAATCTTGAAAGCATGGCTTCAATTTCAGACTCGCGTTGACTCATTTGTTCAAGGATGCCGTTAACTAAAGCGTTGGCTTGGTCAACACCTGCTTGATAAAATCTTTGAGCACCAAAATAACCAACAGCATCAGCCACTTTTTCAACATCTGCAACAAGTTTATTAACTTGGTTAACAACAGTTTGACCACCAGCAATGATTTGGTCAGCAATAATTGTTCCAGCCTCGTAACCTGCATCAACAACTTGAGTAATAGCAGATTCAGAAAGACCCATTTCGATAAGTTTACGAACTTGCTCACTAAACTTTGTGGCTTCATCGGCTTGTTTAATTAAACCAGCAAGGAAATCTCCCTCTTCAACTGCTTTCTCAAAACGAATAATTCCTTTAACAGAACCAGCAATAACATTTTTGAACTCAGTAAACTTTTGACGAGCATTATCAAGTTGTGAACGAGCCTCAGATAAGGCTTCAGAGAAATCTTCACGAAGTTTTGTGGTGAAATCTTGAAATGAACTTAACAATTCGTCAGCAGACATGTTGGCGTTGTACATAGCCATGTCCATTTTGATGAAAGAGTCACTTACTTTTTGTGTAACATTTCTGGTATCTGTTTGTTCAAAAACAAAATCTTTGAAAGTTTGAACTGCTTGTTGAGTGTTTTTATTTAATTCTTTAATTCGGTTGGCTAACTCGTCAGCCTTCTTCTTAGCCTCAGATGCTGCATCACCAACATCAGTTAAACCCTCGGCTAAAGTCTGCCCCTCATTAAAACCATCATCAAAAGATTCAGTTGTTGCATTCATTGACTTCTCTAAATCAGCCATCATCTTGTCAAGTTTTGCTGTTTCTGCTGTTAAATTCTCTGTTCCTTCTGTTGCTTTACCACTTTTATCAAAAAATTGCATTAACTTTTCAGCAGCAAAACCTAAACCAACAATCAAAGCACCAATACCTGTACTCACTAAGGCAAGCCTAAAAAGTTTAAGAGAAAAAGTTAATTTACCAACCCCTGATGCAGCCAATCCAGCAGATGCAGCCAAACCTTTGAAACCTAATGCAGTAGCAAAACTTTGAATCCTTGTAGCAGTAAACCAAGTTATCAACTTTGCAAAAGACCCACCCAAAACAACTTTATTAACGAAAGCAACAACACCTGCTGCTATCGCATAAACTTTCATCGTTGCCATTAAAACTAAAAGACCCTTACCAACAAGAATAATCACTCGACCAATAGTTTCATTTGCTTGAATAAAATTCAAAGCACTTGGAATAAATTTTTGTAAACCCTCAGCAAAGCCTCGAACTAAAGGAATAACAATTTGGAGAACTTTGATTAAAAAGTTAGCGATACTTTGACCCAATTGTAAAACAATAGGAATTAAAGGCTTAAACGCTGCAAGTAATTTAATAACCTCGGCTCTCAACTCAGGGCTTGTAGCAATAAGTGCTACAAAACCAGCCATAATAGGATTCAATGCTCCAGCAAATGCTGATAAGCCCGGAATACTTGCCAAAATAGATTTACCAGCAAAAGTTGAAAGAGCCACACCAACAGCACTTATTACTGGCAAAAATTCATAAAACTTGGCTATAACATTTTTTACAGAACCTTCAGAAATATTTAAGTTTTTAATTAAATCTGTCATTTTTTTAATGGAATTAGTCAAAGGTGTTACAAGGTCATTCAAAATAAAACCTAGACCTTTGATACCTTTTTGAAATGATTCATTATTTCTGATTGCTTTTGAAAAAGCACTCATCATGTCATAGGTTGCTTTAATTAAAGGACCGAAGCCATCTAATAAAGCACTTCCCATTTCAACTTTCATGTCGTTAATTAAACGAGGCATGGAACGCAAAACTTTACCCGGGGCTTCCATTGCTGCTAGATATGTTCCAGCAACTCGTTCGCCTTCCTTCATAACACCATTGATAACGGCTGTTTGTTTCTCTTGAGCACTTAACGCTTGGGTAGATTTACCAACTTTTTGAGCGTATTCTTCATACATTTGACCAGCAGACTTTTGAATACCTGAAGATTTCAAAAGTTCTGTTCGACCAGTGATGATAGCGCGAACCAAAAGCATTGTGGTATCTGTTGAGTTCTTTTGACCAATAACTGCTAAGTCCTGAGCAACACGAGCAATATCGGAGGCTCTTGCTAGTTCAAGATTATTTTGAGCGAACTCAATTGCAATCTGTTGAGATGCAGCCATCTCAATACCATTATCACGAATGGCTTTAGATGCTTCTTTAATTTGTTTGTAACCAATTTTAGTTGAAGCACCAATTGCCCTCATGGCAATGTCTAACTCTTCGACTCTGGCTGCTTCTTGGAATGCTTGATGACCAAACTTTGCAATCATGAAACCAACAGTTCCAATGGCTGCGCCTGTTATAGCAAGACTTTTATCAACAACTGATAAAGATTTATTAAAAGTATTAAAACTATTACTAATAGTTTGCATCTGAGCAGATGCTCGGTCAATAACACCAACCTCAATATTGGCTGATGTAATTATTTGCTCTGCCAAGTTTATCTGCTCCTAGATGCCTGTTTTTCTTCGTAAACTCTAAGTTTCTCCAACTCAATCCATTCTTGAAGTTCCTCGCTAGAAAGCGCACGGTAGGATTCACTTCCGTTAAGAAGTTCTTCTACCGTGCGACCTAATCTTTGCGCTAATTCAAATACGAATCTTCGCTCTGGTTGAGTTAAGAACCTTTTCCCAAACTCGCACTGGCTTCTTCAGTTAAACCTGACAAAACCATTGCTTTAGATGCAATTTTTTCTAAAACAGCACCTGATTTTTCTAAGAGAGCATCCTTGTCATCGATAGTGAAAACTGGTTCGCCTGATTCTGGGTCGAACACACATGCTATGGCTATTTCTGGATAGATGATAGAAATTGATGACTTCCCTGTTACAGGGTCAATCGCATTCTCCATCACTCTGGCGCGTTGTCTGGCAGTCATCGTTCTGACTTCTACCTTAACGCCCCATTCTTTAATTTCCATCAGTTCGCCACTGATGTCTTTCGCTTTCATAATCTGGTCACGAATGGACACGATGTTTCTCCTATTTTGTTTGGGGGTACTTTGACCCACGGTTGTTTTCCTTTATTTAGTTTTTTAGAAAGTAGTTCTGGTTACTGCGCCTGTTACTTGTAATTCCAAAGAGTAGGTAACTACATCGCCTACTGATGGGTTTACTTCGTAAGAGGTTACAAGGCATTCACCTGTGTATTTAACACTAGATGCAGCAGTTCCTTGTGGTCCTGCTTCGAAAGATGCGCTTGTGTTTGTTCCTCCGATTTGGGCATCAATCAATGTGGTCAGCATGCTATCTACTGTTGCATCGAATGAACCTGTTACTGAAATTGTTGCATCTGCTAAACCTACAATGTAGGTCTTGCTTGAGTTACCGAAACTTGTGGTTTCACCTGTTTCGATTGCTCTTGATACTGTTACATCATTAACAGTATCTGAAATGTTAGTTAAAGTACCTGCTGCGTTATCAAGTTTGAAACTAGCATTTTTACCATGACTAAATGTTGGCATTTATATTATCTCCTTGCTGCTGATATGTTGTATGAATATGCTGCTGTTCCACCTGTTGTTGCTACTGTTCTAAGGTAACGATTTACAGATGTTGAGACAACTATTCTTTCGCTTGTTGTTGCACTTCCATTAACTGCTGCAAAGGTTGCAACATCACTGAAAGTTGAATCGTTTGCTGATGCCTGAACTTTGAAAGTGGTTGCGCTTCCGTTGGAATTAGAGGTCACATGTAAATGGAAAATTCCTCCATTTGTTAATGCGCTTCCAAAATCAACTGAAGAGGCTGTTCCACTTGCTGTTCTGGTTGTTGTATCAAGGTTGTAGCCTTGTCGAACTCCACCGTCTGCTTGAAATGCCGAACTTATTGCTACGACATCTGCGACTGGCATTGATACTTCATAGGCTGTCATGTCACCTTGAGCCAAAATCGCTCTTGATGCTTGGGCAGTGCCTTCTGGCAAAATAGTTAAAACACTGTCTTCTTGGAGGATTTGACCAGACAAAATCGCATCAGATGCGTTTGCTGAGCCATCGAACATTCCTGATAAGGAAAGTCCACCATCATCCATTCCGACAATGTAGGAACGACTTGTGCTACCAAAAGTTGTTGTATCGTTTGCTTCTATTTCGCGTGTAACGGTGGCATCATTTAGATATGGTGACATATCTGTTGCATTCAAAAAAACTGCTGTTCTTTTTCCATGACGGAATGTAGGCATTGCTTTTAGAACCTTCCTGAAGACATGATGCGACCCTGCACCACCATCTTGGACACTGGGTCACGCTTCAGGTTGGTAAGGGGTCACTTGGACACGCAATTAGATAATATCGTGAAATTAACCCTAATTTAATTTTTATGCGTAGGGTATTTAGATGAAACTTCCATCTGCATGGTCAAAGTAGTAACTTTCATTTCTTTCTTCAACAACTTCTTGTTGTTTACATTTGTGACCAAATGGAATCAATTTTTGTTTGTAAGCACTTTTTGTTGAAACATAATCTGGCTCACACAAATACCATTTGCCTTTTACAGATTGTTTCCAATATAAACCTTCTTGACCACATCTCTTGCAAGTGACTTGTGCCATCTGGAGTCTCCCTTTCCCGATATAACAAGTATACCAAACTAGGGTTTAGTATGCAAGTTTCTACGCACTCTTTCCTGACGAATTTCAGCCAAAGTCAACCAATAACCAATCCCATCAACTGTGTTATCCAACTTAGGATTACCAACCTCACGAGCCATCTTCATCCCCACCATGCACAAAGCCACCTGCTCGGCTGTAACAGGAGTTTTAAGGATAACTGACCATATCTTCGCTGCCCTCTCCAAATTATCCAAGGGATGCCCATAATCAGCGTTCCTATCATCAAAAACAAGTTTCTTAGCAAAGTCTGCAATGTCTTCTGGACTCATAGCACTGCCAAATCTGACCACATTCGTTTGTCATGATTACCAACAAGCAAAGTGCAAGTCCCCGGAGAACTCCATTGAGAACTCGAATCGGTAAACCATTTACTTGCATCGGTACTTGTAAAACTGGAATCAAGTGACGGACACTGAAAAAATGTAAACGCTCCAAAGTCGTGTGTTCTAAAATGATGTTTATGTGCCCCGAACCAGATTCTTGGTTCAGCACCATTATCTCTAAGAAGTCTTAAAGTTTGTCCACGCAACCATTCAACTTCTTTACCAGCCATTTTGTGACCATGAGTGAAAGCACATTCAACTCCAGATAAATTAACTTGTGTTGTCATTTCATCGTGTGGAATATGCCAATCATCAATAATGTCATCACGACCTAAAATTCTTTGCAAGGTATCGGCAAGGAAAGCATCGGCACTGTCACTATCCCCAGTAATTGATTTTCCGTTTCGTCTGGTCCACTCCCCATGGTTCGACAAGGTTGAAATAAATTTTGTTTTAGGTGCAAGGTCACACATTGATGTAACACCAACTGTCCACAAATCTAATGCTGTTAAAAGTTGTTGGCGTTGATTTAATTGCACGGTGAAGGTTTGACTACTGTAAAAATTGTCACACATTTCCGTGGGGTCGCCCATGTTAACAAAAGCAATCTGTTCAATGTTTCTTCCAAGTTTTTGTAATTCTTTTATACGGTTGTGTGTTTTGTTAAACGAATCATGAATTCTTTCAATTGTTGCCTTAACACCACCTGATGCACTTTTACCAAGTTGCCAATCAGCCCACAAAACAACAAAAGTTGAGGGTGCATCGGTTGTGGGTTTGATTGCTGTTGGCTTATATCTACGAATGGATTTGCGTACTTCTTCAATATCTTTTTCAGAAATTTTTGGTGATTTATTTCTAACAAATGTTGCGCGATAGGAGTACAAGAAAATGACATCTCTATCCCCATTTTCTAGCCTTTTTGAACTCTGCCACTTCGACATCCGAACCTTGTCATCAAGGATTGAAAAATGTTCTGGGTCAAGCCCAAAAGATAAAAGAATTGAATCCCAATCAGTGATTGGTTCTGTGAGTGTTCCTGTGT